AGGGTAAAATCAGCAGGGATGATGCGTGCGTAGAGAGTGAGAACTTCGTAGACATTCCTATATTGAACTTTCCTTCTGGCTTCTTCAGTAGCCCAAGAGAGCCAATCGAACATTCCAATAGACGTGCGATCAATGAACGCATCTGGATTTACCTGTGGGATGTAATAACCGAGGTCTTTATACGTCCGAATTCCAACATCGTTCGAACCGGATTCGAATGCACGAACTGCAACAGCAGGAGGAATCTTACCGTAGAGATTATTAATAAATCGCTTTAGTTCGATCCTGCTTAGAATATCGGTATACCCAGTGAATTCTCCGCGTGTATGAATCTCTGCAGGAGGAACACGAGGATCGAATATGGTATTATACAAATCCATATTCTTCATGCAGTTACCTTCCCAGACCACTTCCTTTGGTTTACCGAGTTTTCCATCACCGTAAGTAAGATCAGTTTCGATTGCAGCAGTAGTTTTCCTATCCCAGGTTACTTCCATACCCTGCAGGTTAAACTTAAGTCCATTACGGAAGAACATAAGAAGTTGACGGGGCCACCCTGCAGTAATTGAGTTCTCACCGACAATTGTTTCCATCATCATTGCTGCATCATCGAATTCCGGTGGTGCGCCTACTCCGAAGATTGGATAACCAGTAAGAAATACCTCTCCCATATAGCCAACTGCAGATTCCACTTGCGGCATAAGAATAGGAACAGTAATATTCGTGCGTTTCGTCTTATTTCCGCGCCTACGATTTGCATCCTTTGCTTCTACTTGCTCTACTGTGCGATCTTCTTCGCGTTGGTATGCACGATCGATTTCTTCCAGTCTATCTCGAAGCATATAGTGCGCATATAGATATTCCTGTGCATGACGAGCATATTCAACTATTCCATCAGACACTTTTTTGTTCGAAAGCGGGAACTGGGATGTGTTAGAACCATCAGCCATTTAGAATTTTCCTAAGAGTTGAGTGAATCCGCAATTTTGCTTTCGCACCTTTGCGCCTTCGAATTCGATGCTTTCTAAAACACCTTCTAAGGTCATAAGATGACCATATTGCTCAAGCATACTGGGAACATAAGCGATAGTATCGAGAATTCCATCTGTATTATCCCGCTTTATCGGATTCCATGCACTAAGTTGATTTAGAACTGCTGCACGAACATCTGGATGAACACGAATTTCACCTTTGCTCATCATCTTGATTCCATTAGCAATTCTAGAATTCTTCGAATACCCTCCAGTTTGCAATTCTACGAACTGGAAGCCATCGATTTCGAGTTCTTTGCATACTTCTCCGAACCAGTAGAGCAGAGTGCTTTGGTACGCAGTAGCTTCCACTCCGATTAATGTAGTTCGTGTCTTCAATGCCATATAGATTGCACGAAGAATATTCTCTCGTGGTGTATATGGACCTTCATCTATACGAGCAATAGCTGCAGTACCATCGTATACATCAAATCCAGCAATGGTAATTAGATCACCCGTGTTCGATGCTTTACCTTTGTTCTTCCCAGTAGCTGGATCAATAATGATAAAGCGCCCTTGAGGTTGATCCAGTTCACCAGAATAGGGCCATTCATTAATCTTATCGAGCTTAATCCTAGTATTCAACTTCGCATTTTCATCATTCAGCACTTCTGCAGCGAAGATATCCTCATGACCCATTTCTAGATCATTATCGAGTTCACTTAGAAGCTGTTTAAGCGGCTGAAGTTCTTCCCAGAGACTGTTCATTCCACGTTCGCTGGAAAGGATTCCACCACAGATGAATTTAATCCACTTCGGATTTTTCTTCAGCTTGCGGAGAATGCTATATGGAGTAGGATACATATTTCCGACGAATACAAAAAAGCACCCGTGAGGAGACTTTGCTTTCATCGCAGTCCCTACCATCCAACGTTCGAGAGTATCAGATTGAACTTTGGAATCTGCACATTCTCGACTTTGAATGTCTTCGAAGATCATAACGTCGGGGCGCTCATTCTTTAAGTTCAGCCCTCGCAAACTGCCTTCTGCTCCAATCGCCGCAAGAATGATATTCCTGCCACGAAATGCAAATTTCTTTACATCCTGTGTATCTTTTTCTAGTCCTACTCTCCAATCTCCGAATACCTTCTTAATATTAGATTCATTCAGCATATCGATTACATCGGCAAGAATATTCTCTGCTAGACTGCTCGTAGAACTAATTACCAAAATGAACTTTCGATTAGTAAAAAGTATACAGTACAGAATAAAGAGTTTTACTAATGTCGTCTTCCCAAAACCACGAGGAATTCCTAAAACCAGTTGCGTAAAGTCTCTGGTCTTAGCTACTGTATCCCGCATTAGATTCCATGCTGCAATAAAAAGTGAAGGATATAGATATTGAAACACTGTACTCATTGCTAGAGCTGCAAGAAAGTTTAGATCCTCTCGTGCAGCATTAAAAACTTCTTCATACTTAATATGAACTTCGGATTCATTCGCTTGATCTGCATCGATCGAATCCTGTTGCTTCTGTGCAAAATGTTGTTCAATCCGCTCTTTTGCCTGCGAAGCAGTATCTATACCGAGTGCTTCCTCCCATTTCATTCCTCCACTACCAGGCGCTGGCATAATCTGTTTGTTTCTCTAGATACTTCCAAAATTCCTTAGGACTAAGAAGTCGATGTCGTACAATACGCCCAATTCTATCTCTATGAGCTTGATGCAGATTAAAAGCAAAAATCTCCTGCATTTCCTTTGTACGTAATGGATTATCTAGTACTTTGGCCATTTAATTGTAATTTAATACCAAGAAGCGCTATACGAGCGCGTTCCGCATCCTGCTTCTTCTGAAGCAGTAATACTTCATGTTGTGCCTGTTTTTCTACTTCCTTCTTCTTTGCTACTTCGCTCATCAGCATTATTTCCATTGGATACCTCATTTTCGAGCGGTGGAAGTATTTCAGCTTCGCTTGCTTCTTTTTTTCTTAATTGTAGTCTATCTGCTACTAGTGATTGCAGGGAAGCTGTACTGGCTGCAAGATCGCCAACTTGTACAACTTCTCCTTGTGCATTCATCCTAGGAAGAAAATGTTCGCGTGCTACTGCTGGAAGTTGAATACTTACTACCTTCATATCAATACTAATACTGCTTCCTGCAGTAGCTGCACCACGTCGCTTTGCATTGTTCACCATTGCAAATGCCTGCAGAATATCTTTTGGTTTCGTCATATACCGAATATTCTCTTGCAACTTATCGATGAGTTCATCTTCGATAGTATTAATCTTCCCATCCCGAATCGTCTGTGCTTGCAGACTTTCCATCCGTTGTGCGAGCACTTGAGCACGAAAGGCATCATCCATAAGCCACTGGCTTACGAATGAAGGATCACAGCCAAGGGCCGTAGCAACATCAGTTGGACCAAGGCCGCTCCCCAGTAACTTAAGTCCGCGGTCTTTATCGATCATATATACACATCTTACCGTAAAGCGCACAGCAGTACACTAAGGGATTAGGCATAATAGTAAGTTCGTAAGAGACTAATTTTGGAATAGAAACTTAGAAATTTACAGAGTGTGTTAAAAGGATTCACTGCCAGGAAGACTAAAAAAGGTGCTACCCCCGGTTCATTTCTGAATTCGAGGATAGCAACCTTCGAACTACGATCTACTCTGCTGGCTTCTTCCAGTGCCGACGACGCAATTCTTCGTCTCGCACTCGTTGCAGATTGCGTAATTCTTTCGTATTCAGATCGCTTGGGCGATTCTGTCGTCGCAATCTGCGTGCTTTCTTCACACTTTCTTTGTTTCGCATGATCGGGTTACCTCATAGAATGGTGATCTCTTTCGCATTATTCCGTTCATTCGGTCGTTCGTATTCCCTTCCTAAATTAAACGGTACGCGTTGTGTGCTGCCCACGCTGCGACCACAGGCAGGCTTTAGCACTTCTTCTACGCGAACTACTTGTTGAAGCGCATTTCCATTGATGCCTACAACTGTACCACGAAACCAGCCATATTCGATGTAATCACCGATTTCGTGGTGGCTGACCAGCATCTCCAGTCTGCGCTGGATGATTGGCATGATGGATTAAAGACCGATAAGCTCTGGATCTTTCGCTTCGAGCTGTGTCTTGATCTTTACTTCGAGTGCTTTGAATACGCGAGATTCTCGGTTGCTGCATAC